TTTTTTTTTTTTTTTTTTTTAAAGGAGGATATAATAATATTAATAGGTTATTTAAGACTTATTACTCTCAAGTGTTCGTCCTTAACACACTCTAGAGGTGATTACAATAGGATGCACATTTATGACTTTTCATCTTTCGATTTACATCGGGCAAGTGCGGCGCGTATGGTAGTCACAGCCTAAGCGAATGAAGCACCGGGCATAGTGGAAGTTAGTGTTAAACTTCTGGCTGATAGCCCGCGCTCCATCAACCTATTTTGCGATTGTAGTGCGTTGGTATGTTGTATATTTTGGTATTCACGATCCTGGAGCTGCATTCCATATGAAAAATTGCTATGCTGCATCATCTTGGCAAAATCCTGCTGACTAGCCAAAACTTCTCGATTGAATTGGAACATGTTTCCTTGCATTGCAAATTCATGCCCAAATCCTTGCTGCTGCATCTCTTTGTTGTGAGCAAATTGATTCTGTTGCATTAGCTTATCGTGATCTCTTTGTGCTATTTGTGATAGCCCTTGTCCAATCCCAGATGCCATACCTCCCGCCAATGCCATCCATGCGTTAGAGGTTACACGTATTGGAGAGGTGAGGACCGAAGTGAAACTTGGTCCCTCACGGTTAACAAAGGTGCTGGTGTTGGTAATTTGGAAATCGGTGGTACGTTCGACAATGGAAATTTTCGAAATACTCATATTTCGTGTTTCTTGTGGTATAACTAGGTACGCTGATGGTGAAACCACAGCGACTACAAAAATTCTATACTCTTGTAAGTAACGGACTCTAAGTATTCCAGTTACTGATCTATTGTCAATTATGGTGAATTGTGGGCATAATGTGATTGGTAGATGGTTGTACTGAGCAAAGATAGCAAGAAGGGTAGCATTGTCGGTCGCGGTTGGGTTACGGAATCCTTCGATGGCCACACTTGTTGGTGGCATGTCAGTGATTCGTAGTAATCTATAGTTGGTCGGCAATTCGGGCAGAGAGGGGGAGGTATAACCGCCACCTGCCTCTATCTGGAGGATTGGGTACTGCTGGGATAGTCCATCTATTGTTGTAAATGAACTGTAGGCTTCAACTATCAAAGGATTTTGGTTTGGTCCCTTCACAACGCCAGTCGTCATGCCAAAGCATATGATGGTGCCTTCAGAGGTTATCCACTTTCGCCATCCCATAAGGTTGCGCTGTAGTGTTGTGGATGTCGTGTATTTCCATGACGAGATGACCACTTGTGTGTCGTTGTAGGTCAATGAATGGGTAAGTATATCACCATCTGGTATAATTTGTGTCTTCATTTGATTCCAGACAGTTGGGTTAAATACACTAACATTCGCATAGAAACCTCCAAATTTGGCGCTTTCCTTCATCCATTTTGCGAATCTACCTGGAGCCAGGTCATGTATGAATTGGATATTCATAAATATCTCTGTCTCATCAGTGTATGGCACTGTGTAGTCGCTCCATAGATCCATCAAAGTGCTTCCTTTAAGACCGTGGTATCGCAGGCATGTTGTTGGGCCTTGTGGCACGTTTAGATCTCCGGGTGCTGATACTCTGTATCCAGCTGCCGTGGTCATGGTCACATCGTATGAAAAGGGAGGTCTCTCAGTGGTGTTGGCGTTGGTGGGAGCCTTGAAACCGTCCAGGTAGAACCATATCTTACGGTTCAACCCTTCAGGTAGGAAGGTATCAAATGGTGTCTGGAAGCTGTCTTGACTGAGCAGCTGATGACTCTTCACTGGTGAAGAAAGGACAGGATTCATAAAGCGGAAAGGATTGCTATAATTGGCGCCGGCCAACATAGAGCAAACTCTCACGCGAGTTATGACTCCAGGTTGTAAGGGATTCTGAAGTGACAAATGGAGGAAGAGAACAAGATGAGGGCGATCATCTAAGTTGTCATCATCCGCCAACAGTCGATAGAATTTGTCCTGTCTGGCATCATGCAACTGGTGAATTACATTCCAGGGCATGGTGACTCCCTTGGCTGAGTAGCTGTATTTTTGAAGTTCGCTGATTGGGAAGGTAGCGGTCTTTATACGATGTGGCATCCATGCAACACCCACTGATCCTGAGAACAGTGGATTTCCCACCACCGTGAACTCAAACAGAAGAGATCCGGTATATCGTTCATGTGGAGATCCATATAGAAGAATGTACTTGTTGATATATGGATTGTTTCTTATGGCGTATGGGATCTGGGCGATGATTGAGCCAGCTGGTAAATCGGCATTGATTTCAATTTCAGTGTCACAGTCCAGAAACTGTTCGTAGACGAGTGACTTGATATCAAACTGGATTGCTCCAACGGTGGACATATCTGGCGCCCCGATGGGGTTGAGCTGGTGATGTTGTGCCCCGGCAACGCTGGCCAGGATATCCTCTCCAGAGGACGTCATAGCTGGAGCTTGAGCGGTTGGTTGAGGATTTGGTTGAGATGGTAATTCTGCCACACCTTGAGCTCTTGCAGCTTGATTCATTGTAGCAGGCTCGATTGGCATATCTGCATTTGATTTTACCACCAGGTCTTTCAGGGTCTTAGCTCCCCTTAGCCATGTTCCCGAGAACGGTAGGCTTCCTATCACTGCAAAGCGAGATTGGAGAGAGTCGAGGTATGGTTTATGCTTTGCCTCCAGTTCGCGAACCTCTGGGTGAAGAGGAGGTATGACTCCCTTAGCTAAGTAGCTGTATTTCAGAATTTCCTCTATATCAAGTTCTTTGGTCGGGTTAGGCTGAGGGTTTGACTGGTGTGTTGGTTCTGCTACAGCCTGATGTTTTGCTGTAGCGAGCTCCATTAGATCATCCACGATATCATTCATCTCCAACTCCAATTCAAGTGATGGATCTACTGTCACGTCGAATGAGCCGGTGTACGGCTTGCACATTTTATCGAAGTCGATCATTCCGATCGTGGATATATCTGGTTGAGGATTTGGCTGGGATGGTAAGTCTTCTGCATTTGATTTTACCATTAGGTCTTTCAAGGAATCATCTAGCTCCTCATCTAGTGTTTCCTGCTCTTGTTTGCGTATTTTACTGAGGAGTGCAAACATCTCCTCTTTCAGGTCACGTCCGGGTGTGTAGATCTTACCATCACATGTTGTGATAGTTTCTACTGGTCTTTCAAAGGACACAGTCTCTTTCAGCTCTTCTGCTGCCAATTTCTTAGCAGCTCTTTTGGTAGTTGCTTTACCCTCTGAGGTAAGAAACGCGGTTGGCGTTTCCACTTCGAGGTTACAAATCCACTCGCCGTCTTGCGGTGTGTAGGATTCGTCGTAGTGTCCATGTAATTGGTGACGGTTTAGGTAGTCGTTCAACCATGAAGTGGCCATAGTGAAATTTTTGTTTGTTTGTTTCGTGTTGGAATTAACAAAATTGATTTTATTTTGATTTATTGGGTTGCCAGTTTCCTGAAAAACTGGAGAATTTTCAAAGCCCAGTACGTACATCCTGAAGAATTGTCTGTACTGGGTATAAGTATACATTTCAGGTGTTAGATTATAATGTCTGACCAATCTCAGGCATCGACTTCTAATCTCATTGAAAATTGGTTCTGGATGAAGCGATGCTTCAAACAGTGCGACACTGATATTTTGATTTATCTTTTCAGGGGTTTCTTCGGTAACATAGAAGAGGCTTGTTTCAATCGAGGATCTTTTGAGTGCCGGATACACGATCCCATCTTTTACTATGTACTCTCGGGAGCAAAATGAAAGTGCTCCGTCTTGTTTTGCTGGAGTGAGTCTAAGATTGAATAGTGCGGCGTCATGCTTCAAATCCTCAAATGTGATCCCTAAGTCCATGCGTCTTATACAGTCATCACCTAGAATTTTCATGGTGACCCCTGTCATGATTTCATCGTACGTAGGTACACGTAAATTTACTTGTTCAAACTTGCGAATGAATGTGTACCAAGATGTCACATGCACACAGAAGCAATTCAGCATCGTCGTCACATACGAACCAGACTCATTGCCACCATTGACAGTGTAAAGATGTCCGTCCATGTTATGTATCGTAAAGCTAAGTGTTTGTGCAATAGCCTCTTGAACTTCGGGTGGTTTGTTGTACAGCGTAGTGCGCACGAAGCGTTGGATCAAATAGTCGGGAATAGTCTTGTCAAGGCTCTCAAAGTCAGTGCTGATGAGCTCCCCTACGCCTCTTTCCATTTCACGGTTGTAATGTGTGGCGTCTAAATACGGGTTGTAACCAATGGCGTAGATACAGTCAACGTGGTTTTTGATCATACTCTCAAGGATGTACCCAAAATACTTCTTCAGGAGCATATTTATAGACAGATCTATCTCATTGAATAACCGCACCTTACCTTTGTAAACCTTTTCCTTGGGCAAAAACTCCACTTTGGCATTATCTTTACAAACGATTGTCACAGGTTTACCTTTTTCAATGCCTGCTTCGTAGTTGTAGAAGTCATTCCTGAGTTCTCGTCCAGCCTCAGTTGAAGCTACTGCGTAAAAAGGACGCCTAGAGGTTTCATTGGTTATATTCACAAAAAGCGGTTCTTTTGTGTGGATTCTGTACTTCAGCTTCATTTTTGGGCCGGCTGATGTTGTTAGGTCCAGTCCCTTCAGGTTTCCAAATCCATTGATGATCCAGGCTAATGAGATGTCGCGGGGCTCTGCATAGTTAATTTCGTAATACGTTTTCACATACTCACACGTTATGTCGAGAAGTCGTTTGTCGTACTGTCCAGAGGACTTGGTTGCGAGAGAATACTTCACGGCCTGAGTGAACAGTGGAGACGGCACGTTGAATCTATCCTTGACTAGATTTGAAGAATCCAATACTCTGGACATGTCAGTGCAAGATGGAAGAGATGGACATTCTTCCATTGCGCCAGCTGCAGGTAGGAATACTTTCTTATGTTTTGGATTGGAGTGCATGTGTAATGCCCGCGAGTATCCAACCACATTCAAATCGGAAACCTTCTCAAACTTAGATATCTCATGAGGTTCGTTCAACTTTTCAAAAGTGTAGTTGTCCATGTTTCCAATTATAAAGGGTTCGACTTCTTTCACAATTTCTTTTTCAGCCTCAATTATGTTTTCGTCTGATGTTTCCTCAGCACCATTCTCCACGATTTTGCTGTTATTGGGTTCCGGAGACATTGAAGGGTCCGCAGACATAACAGCAGACTCCGTTGAGTTGCTACTGTATGAAAAGTCCGCTGATGTAACAGCAGAGAAAAACATACGGGACAGAAAGGCATGGTATGCATTGTGTAATCCAATGATCTTATACTCGTTGCCGACTTCAACCACTAAAGGTAGTCCACAATCTCCGTCTCTTAATGTATTCCTAACACTTATAATGGAATACTCCAATATCTTCTTGGTGGGGCAGTAGCGTTTGTTTCCGGGGTCAGTCATATCTTCGACTTTTTCGTGGAACTTGGCTCTGGAGGTGGTGGTGGAAAACTCTCCTGGTATAGGTCTGATATACATCGCCTCTACCACCTGTGGTGGCACGGTCTTAACGAACATACTCGTTATATCAGGAAATGGAGGAAACGTCTTATCTGTGATTTGTATGATAGCCAAGTCTCGGTCTCTCATGAGTTCCACTACTTTGGCGCAGTATGTCTTGTCTGCACTGTCCACGCTGCACGTCTCACCTTCAGCATCGAACATGTGAGAGACAGTCATGAGCAGGTTGGCCTTGTATCCCAGAGCATAACATCTGCCGATTTTACCAGAGTTTGTCACTCTGCAGTAGTTTTTCGCCAGTTTCTGGTGTATTTGTGTCGTTCTGAGTGAAGGATTTACCAGGTTTCCAAGAGTGAGTTGATTCGGTGCGCTCGAAGAGAGTGATATGATCTTGGCTGCAAGTTTGGGTTTCTCGGTTATAAACTGTTCTACTTTTTGTTCATCACGGATGTTGTCTAAGAAGTTACTTCGAGCAAACATAGCCGTGTCAGCCCAGTCTTCATACACGTTGCGTAGGGATTCTTGATCAGCCTGTTCACGAATTTCACGAAGGGCTGATAATCCGGCATCGGTAGTGCGCCCACCCTTGCGCATAGCATCCCAGAACTTGTCCTTAAGATGGTTTATGCGGTTAAAGCGTTCAGAGTCCACTCCGTTTTCTTCTTCGAGTGAATTAGGTCTTACTACATTGAACATCTTTTTGATCGCAGACACAGTCTTGAATAATGCATAAAGTCCAAGTAAGGCTGCCAAGACTTTGATAATGAAGGGGCTCCACGAGAAGTTGGATTTTGCATCTTCAACTTCCTTTTTGTGTGCGTGTAGCAGAGCCATGTTCTTCCATTGTTCGGATTCCCAGTGCAGTTTGATATATGATACAAGAGCTGCATAGGTGTCGAGGTCAAAATCGGTTGGTACAATATTGGTTCCATTGTAGTATTCCACTATGAACGGTTCCAGTGGTACTATTCTAAAGTTGGTTCCTTGTTCAATGCGGAAGTTGTTCATGTCGTGCGTGATGACTATGTCGTCTCTCACCTCAGGTGGGAAGTAGAGAGTGTTGCCCACAGCGGCAAACACGCGATTTCCAATCGTTAGCGATATGGTCACGTTGGGCAGACGTTTTGCGAGGTATACCACCATGCCCTCGAAGTTCATCTCAACGTGCGACATGTCCTCTACGGACGCAGCAGGTAAGAGATGGGAGGGCGAGGGCACTCGCTTGAATGTTTCCACCAATGCAGGGTTTACACTTATCTGTTTGGTGAAAAATGCTTTTATCACGCCTTGTTTGGATGAAAACAACTGCCTCAATTCTGGAATATCAGAGACAGTTATTTTAAGGTCATAGTCAGATCGATCTGGTGGTGGAACACGCAGAACAGTGTATCCGTCTATACCGGTTAGGTATTTGTTGTATTCGCGGATAATACACTCTTCGATGTTACTGCTTGTAAACGAAGACTGAGTGAAGTTACCAGGTTTTTTGTCAATGGTATACTGCCACTGTGCCACTGAGTCCTCTTGTTTTTCGGTCAAGTTCCGGACCTCACCTTCTAAGCCTAGGCGGCGGGTTATGCCACTTTTACCTGGTGGTGCTCTTACATAGCGAACCTTCTTTCCAAAGCCCCAGCGTGTAGGTGTGACTGGTATGATATGATTTGTGGCGATGATCACGATGGTTTTAATGTGAGTTTTATTCACCCATTCGAAGTATGCTGAGTACTCCGATTCGTGTAGTATATCATCCACAACGCATACGCTAGGAGCCTGAGTAAAGGTTTTAAAGTCCTCTACGTAAACGATCGGGAGGTTGTGTATGGTTGATAGTTTCACAGCTAGGTTAGTAACATCTCGTGTTTTCCCAGTCCCAGGTTCACCCTGGTACCGGACCACAAAGAAGTTGCGTCCTGCATTGGCGCGTGGTTCAAGAAGCCTAAGCCTCTCTTGTACGTACTCGTCAGGGTAGGTGTTGGTAGGCCCTTTTAGGTATCTTACTTCTCTCGTGGCGAGAGTTTTGGTAATGAGGTCTATCAGTTGTGAAACCTTCATCTCCTCACAAGGTGCATCTTGTGGCATCTGAGCGGCTATCGAATTAGTCTTCCAATAGCGTAGTGTCAGATGTGAGAAATCAGGTTGACGGTGCTCATTATCCAAGAGTCTGCCTACAGGTTTTGGGTCTAAGACTTCAATTCTCATGAAGCGGTCCCAGAATGCTTTAGCTCCTTCTGTTGATAACTCACGAGTGAGTTCAGGTGTCAAGACGTTTGAAGTGAAAAATACCAGCTTGAAGTTGGCTGGTTGTGTTTTATGCTCCAAAGCCGCACCAGCCAAATTGAAGTGATCACCGGAAACTATCGAGGTGACCTTCTTTATCATGGGATCATTGGTGCGAGCGTAGTAGAACTCATCATACACTCCACAATGTTGTAAAGCGTAGGGTTGGAAATGGGCATTTTCATTATTTACCGCCAGGTTGTAGATGTCGGAGGAATAGCCCAACCTATCAGATACCCTGCTCCATATGTAATTGGCAAGGGATGATTTGCCTACTGCGGGTTCTCCCGCCAAGTAAACTCCAAGTGTTTCCTGTCTTTTGTTGGCTGAAAGCGCTTCTTGGACGGCGGAAATTTTCTCGCGGATGGTGTGTATGTTGTTGTTCAACACAGTGATTGCTTGTTTAACAGATGCTGATGTTTTGTTATCTGTCTTCTTATTAACTATATCTATCACGCGTGGCGTGAAGTCAAGCAACTCTTGGTACAGTTTGGGGTCTGACACAAACTGGTGATAAGGCATGCTAGCTAGCTCAACAGAGCGATGAGCAAGCTTGATGGTGGTTTCATAGTAAGGGACATTACCGGTTACATCTAGCTTGAATAGGTCTTCCAGAATGTAGTTGGTAATGTCTCCAACACCATCCTTGATGGTCTTGATAGCTCTTAATGCACTGCCACCGTTGATGACATGCTTGATATCCACCACCTTGAATAGAGTTAGTCCGGCTAAAATAATCGCCACAAGATTGACGATCACGGGCAATATCCAGGTCATTGCTGAGTTGGATTTGGTAGAGCCCAGTGTTTCAGCCGTTAACTCACTCACAGCCTCCAAAGCTCTCTTCTTGGAGAAGGAGATTCCTTCTTCCTTGAAGAGCAGTGCTATTGATGCCACGAATGAGTTCAATTGAGCCAGTATGGAGGCATAATGGAGGAAAGATTCCTTGAACCCAACCTTCATAGACGCTCTGATTGCTGACATGGTACCCATGATAGCTGCCACTATAGATGATATCGTGACATATCGGGTACCTCTGCCGAGTCTAGTTGTTATGTACTCGGTTATTTCAGTGGAGGCGATCTTGATTAAATTGACTGCCTCCTTAGCCTCCTCCTGGTTTGGAGAGAAGGGGCGCACCACAGCAATTGGTTTGCT